ATGAAGAAGGCAGTCGTGCTTCTCTCCGGCGGCATGGATTCAGCCGCCGTCATCGCCATGGCCCAGGAACAGGGCTTTGCCGCGCATGCCCTGAGCGTGCGCTATGGCCAGCGCCACACCTCCGAGCTGGACGCCGCCGTGCGCGTGGCCAAGGCCCAGGACGTCATCGCCCACAAAACTGTGGACGTGGACCTGCGCAGCATCGGCGGCTCGGCCCTGACCGATGACATCGACGTGCCCGAAGCGGGCGGCGAGGGCATCCCGGTCACCTACGTGCCGGCGCGCAACACCATCATGCTGTCGCTGGCCCTGGGCTGGGCCGAAGTGCTGGGTGCCAACGACATCTTCTGCGGCGTCAACGCCGTGGACTATTCGGGCTACCCGGATTGCCGCCCCGAGTTCATCGCCGCCTTCCAGGCGCTGGCCAACCTGGCCACCAAGTCGGGTGTGGAAGGGGCGGGCATCACCGTGCACGCACCGCTGCAGTTCCTCAGCAAGGCGCAGATCGTCACTGAAGGCGTGCGCCTGGGCGTGGATTTCGGTCTGACCGTGTCCTGCTACAACGCCGACGCCAATGGCGCCGCCTGCGGCCACTGCGATGCCTGCCGCCTGCGCGCGCAGGGCTTCGCCGATGCCGGCGTAGCCGACCCGACGCTGTACGCGTAACCGCCCCTCGGTGGGTGCGAACTGCTCCCCCGGTGGGTGCGAACCGTTGGTTCGCACGCCCTCCGCCGGGCATGGCCCGGCGCTACCGGTGTGCTGTGGTGGGTGCGAACTGTTGGTTCGCACGCTCTCCGCCGGGCATGGCCCGGCGCTACCGGTGTGCTGTGGTAGGTGCGAACCGTTGGTTCGCACGCCCTCCGCCGGGCATGGCCCGGCGCTACCGGTGTGCTGTGGTAGGTGCGAACCGTTGGTTCGCACGCTTTTGCCCTCCCACCCAGCCATCAAATTAGGTTAAAATGCCGACCCCGCCGAAAGGCAGGGCATGCACGGGCCGTTAGCTCAGTCGGTAGAGCAGAAGACTTTTAATCTTTTGGTCGATGGTTCGAATCCATCACGGCCCACCAATGCAATCAATGACTTAAAGCGCCCTTGTGGCGCTTTTTTCGTCTCCTCCGTAATTCCCTCCGTAATTCGATCACCTAAGGCTGTACGATGCTTTCCGGCTCGTTCGGTAGGCGTGCCGTGTCTGCGGATTGATTAGGGGGAAGGATGCCGACCAATAACGAGATCACCAGAGAGATCGAGGGGATCAACGCTGCATGGAGGCCCGACCCTGCGCGGCGGGGGCGATTCGGCAATGTCATACGCCGCTTTCACGCTACTGGCGTGCGAGGTATTCGCGATATCTCCTTGAACTTCGAGTGGCCAGTGACAGTGATCGCTGGAACGAACGGAAGTGGCAAGACGACCATCCTCCAACTCTGCTCAGCTGCGTACCAGAATCCCCAGGGCGGCGGACGAAACTACAGGATCGGAGAGTGGGTGCGCCATGCTCTAGGTGCCCAGTCGCCGATCTATGGCGAGGTTGCCAGCGTTGAGTTCCATTTTGAGGGAGAGGCAAACCCGCTGCAGATCCCCTACGTCGCAAGTACGAAGCGATGGGGCTATCCGCGGCGTGGAAATCCGACACGCACGGCAGTGTTCTACGGGGTAGGGTACTTTTCACCAAGAATCGAGAAAAAGGACCGGTTAAATCTGTTGGGTGCAAGGATCGGCATACGCAGAACCAACGATTTCACGCCTGAGATCCTTCAGAGCATTTCCACCATCCTTGGCGCGACCTACGACGCTGGTTGCACCCACGTAGTCGGTACTGCTGGTGAGTACTGGAGCGACACGGTCTCAGAAGTTCGTCGCGGAAACCGTTCCTACGGCGAGCCGCACATGGGAGCTGGCGAGCAGAAAGTCGTTCGGATGGTGACCGCTATTGAGGCGCTTCCTCCGCGATCACTGGTCTTGTTAGAAGAGCCGGAGATTACCCTGCACCCTGATGCACAACATGGCTTGGCTTGGTACCTGATGAACGTAGCCAAGCGCAAAGGTCATCAGATTGTAGTAACGACACACTCTACGGTAATTTTCAATGCGGTTCCTGCCGATGCGCGGATTCTCTTAGCTCGGGATATCGATGGTACGCGGGTTGTGCCGCGTGCCCCTGATATTGCCGCAGCGAGAGAGCTTGCCGGCGCCGTCCATCGCGACGGTGAGCTCATTCTAGTTGAGGATGACGTTGCAAAGCAGTTGTTAACTGAGCTGCTAAGACGATACAACCGGAGCCTCTTACGCACTGCCAAGGTCGTTGTGGTAGGCGACACCGATCAAGTTAGAAATCTAGTGCGAGCCTTCGGCGCTGAGGGATGTCGTGTGGTCGGTGTTCGTGACTCGGATATCGGTGGCTCTTCAGTTTCTGGTCTCGTTTCCCTGCCGGGAACATTAGCTCCAGAAGCTCAATTGCTTGAAAGTGCAAACCTGTTGCGAGGTGAGGCGCTCATACATGACTTGCGAGCTGCGCATGCGGTGGCGGAGAGGGCTGGCCTGGCATCAAGTGGAAGTGATCGAGCCAAAAGAATTCTCGCGGCTCTGTCAGAAGAGCTGTGCATGCCGCGACCGCAGCTTATTGATCGACTGGCATCGGCCTGGATTGACGGGCACGCGGCGGAGGCGCAAGCGCTTGTCGCCCAGATTGATCTGATCTTGCATCCACGTACACCACTGCCACCGCCGCCATTCCGGCCTGCGACACCCGCGGCAGCTGTTTAGTCCTTGCCAGCCGGTCGCACCCTTGGAACGCTCTTGTCGTAAACCTTCATCATAGCGTCGGTGACGCCCAGCGCGTCCTGACGCTCGGCGCGATTCCCGGCAGTATCGGTGCCTCCTTTACGTTTTAGGTCGTGAAGACTGAAGCGTTCCTCAGTTACGATGACCCCGGCGCTGATCGCGAGTTGGATGAAGCGTTGCCAAGTACTGTCTAGACTGGTCTTCTGCAGAGGCTCGCCGTGCTCTGCAAGGAACAGATTGCGTTGATCGGCTCGCAACTGCACTGGCAAGCTGTGGCGCTCGATGATGGCTTCACGTCGCGTGATCGCGGCATCCCATGCGCTCCGCAACCGCGGCGTCCACTCCACGAGGTTGTCGCGGCTGCGCTTCCGGCGATTCGTGTGCAACCCCTCGGCCGTCCCTTGCGCCTCGGTCAGCGTGAGCGTTTCAATGCCGCGCAGTCTGCAGAGGTAACCCAACTCCATGATCATCCACAGATAGGCCGGCACCGAACCCTCGGTCCTGGACGTTCGCATGGAGCGCTCATGGGCGAATGCCAGCAACTTCGCATAGGCTGCATCGGTGGGAAGTCGCTGGCGCTTGCGCTCCTTCGCCTGCTCCAGCCCTTGTGCGGGATTGTGGTCAACGATGCCCCGATTGAGCGCCCAGCGGAACACCAGGCGCGAATAGCGCAGGACTTTGTTCGCCTTGGTGGGCGTTCCTGCCGATTCAATCTTGTCGACCAGGCGCTGGAAATTGTGGTTGCGCAGCTTTGCCACCTGAAGCTTGCCGAATGGAACACCAAGGTTGGTGGGATAGTTGATCAACACGTTCCGCGCTGACTCGTAGTCGTCACGGGTGCCTGTGGCCAGGCCTTTGAATTTCGCGCTGTCGTGATACTGGGCGCATACCCATTCCACGGTCCCGGTGCTCTCGCCAGTCTCCATGATGCCGTGCAGCTCAGATAGCTTGGCGTCAGGGCCAGCAACTGTGCGGCGGGTCTTCCTGGGCCCGTCGATGCCCGTCGCCGTGTCCAATACGTACCATCGCCCACGGCCAGTCGCATCCCAGTACATTCCCTTGGGAATCTTGACCTGGTCAATGTGTGGCGGGATCGATGGATTGTGCTTTCTCGGTCGAGGTGCCATCAGATGACGTCGTTTCCATAGGTGTCGTTGGAGGCCTGTTGCAGGCCGAGTGCTGCGTTCATCGCGGCTGCGGTGGTCCAGATGCCGCCCTTACCGTCGTACCTGTAGCGAATCCCTTCCTTGCGAGCCCACGCTTCCACAGTGGAGAGGCGCGGTCGTTCGCCGGGCCGACAGAGTTCCTGCAGATCCTGAAACTGGAGAACATCTCCGATCATCGAGCCTCCCGGCCTGAGCGTCGGGGCGGATCAATCCCGTAGGTTGCCGCCAACGCATTGGTCCACCGATACGCGGTCGCCCTGCACACGTTGAACCTGGTGCACACGGCATCGATTGTCGGGAAGCGTGCCTGCTCATGCGCCCATTTGGAGAACTCCAGCACCGTGCGCAGGTGGCCGTAGCTGGCGAGGTCGTGTTTCACCTTGCGGACCTTAAGGACTGGGGGCATTGCGGCGTCTGCAGAGAAGGCCGCCGCACCAATACCCAGGGAAGATGAGAGGTTCATGCGAACAGGTCCAGTTGGCCAGGCAGCGTCGGGCGTGGGGCAGCGACGGCCAAGCGGGCAGGCCTTAAGCGGATCAGGCACTCTCCCTCGCCACGCATCTGCCACGGTCTGCCGGCGATGGGCACAAGGTCGTGGAAGCCGCCACCTCCGCCCACGCGGTCCTTGATCGTGACCTGGTAGTAGTCCCTGCCGCCGAACTGTGTGTGGTGCCCGGGACGCGACCGCACGGCGACGACAGTGAAAACGGGAATCAAAAGGTTCCATCCGCTGGCCCGCACTTCATCTTCGTAGTGCCACGAGCCATCCAGATAGCGGTCCATGGATAGAACCTGGTCGCCCACCGCGAATGGCTCCAGGCTCGCGACATCGCCGTGCGCGGACATGTGAACCGGCGGGTAGAGTTCGCGGATCGAGAAGCACAAGCCGCGGCCGTTTACGTCAGTAAAGTCTGTGATGGGGAAGTAGGCGAGGGCGATCCCGCCATCCCGCAGCAGATAGAAGGCAGTTCCGCACGGGGTCGCCCCGGCCACCTCGTGCTTCCGCAAGGACTGGCGCGACCATCCGCCTTGCAGCAGATCGAGGACGACACGCTCTGCGAGATCCATTCCGATCTCCCGGTGCATCACGCGCTCTCGCTGTGCCTCAGCCATGAGCGCACCTCCGCCAGCACCGCGCTGCGGCCCTTCCAGCCCGCCGCCCCGGCCACGGGGCGGTAATACCGAACAGGAACGCGCCCAGCACGATGGCGAACCGCAGGGCCACGGTTGCGAGGTGGTCAGCCATTGGGCACCTCGGTGATTAAGACCGATACCGGATTTCCGACATCGGACAGCAACGGCGCGCCGTTTCCGCGCAGCTGCCGTAGCCGGTTGGTCACGTCCATCTTGCTCATGCCCGGCTGCCCGAACAGGGCATCGGCGATCTGTGCGTCCAGGCGCTCGCTGGCGCCGTCTGCCATAGAGGTGTTCACGCGCGGGCCCCCATGGCTTCGAGAGCCGTGATAGCCAGCGGCCGCACGAACCAAGCGGAGAGGCCATCCTCCGTTTCGCCCAGCCACACCAGACGCCAGTCAGCGCCCGGGGCTTCCGGGTTCCAGTCGATCATCTGCTGGATGTTCGCGTACACGCCGGTGCCCACCGATTCCTCCTCGAGTTCGGCCTCGACCACGACCAGGTCAAACCCTTGGGCGTAGAACAGCGGCAGGAGGGAGGATTCGCGGCCATCAGCCCACGCAGGCACATCCGGATGGCACATGACTTCGCCATGGCCGTCCCGCGCCGGCAGCCGTGCAGGGTCATACAGCCCTCGCCACGGATCTGCCGGATCAATGCCGGTGCCATTCTGCCCGCGCACCAGCTGCAGCAGCTGCGAGGCCTGCGCCAGCCGGGCCTTGGTGATATCGCAGAGCGGCGCGTCACCTTCTTCGAAGCTGCTGCGGAGCGCGTTGTACCAAGCCGCCACCGGTGCCTCGAATACGCGCAGATCCTGCACGCGGGGCAGGCGGGCATACAGGTCCAGCAGCGCGGTTGAGGCCTGAGCCAAGGGAACCGCCTTTGCAGCATTGGGAATCCACACCGCCTCAACGGCGATTGCCTCCAGGGTGCGGACGGCCTCGCGCAGCTCAGGGCACGCGTAGGCGATGGGGAGTTCTTTCGACTGTTGGGTCGCGGTCATTGGGGTTCCTGCTAGAAGTCGACGTCGGTGTTGACGAATGCGCCGCCCAGCGGCGTGAGGTTGGGCTCTGCCGCAGCGCCAGCCGGGCGAGGGGGGATCGGCCCGGCGCGGCGGTACCGGCGGTGGGGATCGGCCGCGTATCGACCATCGTTCAGGCGGATCACTTGGTACTGTGGAAACGCGTCCGCCGGTAGGTAGGCTTTGGCCTCCGCAATGAGGCCGATGTAGCGCTCCTGCCACTCCGCCGGCATCGACTGCAGGGTCCGCCGGGTAAGCACGTGGTACGCGGCGCGGGACTGTCCGAATGCCTGGTGAGCAGGGCCGGTTGCATAAAGCACTTTGCGGGCCGTGGCAGCGTCGGCGGAGCGATCTGTGGAAGGGGCGCTCATCCAGGTCAGTCCGCGCTTTGGACGGGCAGGCGATCCATGTAGCCGCCGTGGTTCGCCGCATGGCGACTCAAGGTGGGGCGTAGCGGCGTGGTGCCCAGCTGCTCGATACGCCCGCCGTTGGCGCGGAAAGTAGCCAGATCCTCGGTCAGCTGGTCGCGCTCGTAATCCTTGTGCCGCACGGTGGTCGATGCATCACTCGCGCGGCCGTTCTCGGGCAGCGCCGTGACCAGGGCGCGGAACGTCCGTCGCTCGCGGGGCTCGGCCGCGCGCAGCGGGGCGATGGCGTGCTGTATGTGGCCTGCAAGGCGCCAGATACCAGTGCGGCCGGAGCGCGCGCAGGTAGCCTGCCCACTGCGCGCCAGCCCGGTCAGCGTATGGCTGATAACGTGGCTCGACTCGTTGATGCGTCCGATGGTCCTCAGCTGCTCAATCGTTGCGCCCTGCGGGAACTGCGCAAGGGCCCTGCGCACCAGGTCGGCGCGGCCGGTGTGCTGGGGGCGAGTACTCATGCGCGCGCTCCTGCAACCATCTGGCGCATGGCGTTGCCCAGGTGCAGTACGCGCGACGACTGATGCGCGACGGCATCGGCGTTGTTGGTCAGCACCAGGGTGTCGTCCAACGGGTAGGCGGTGTGCCCATCCCAGTCGTCCAGCACGTCCTTCATGCCGAAGTGTTCACGCAGCTCCTGCGCGTTGGCTGTTTTGCCGCAGCGTTGCGGCCCATAGATCACGACAGAGCGGCTCATGCGTGGATTCCTTTCGTGCTGCGCGTAGCGCGGTGGTTGGGGGGGATCGACCGGACGCGCACGCCCTGCCGGTCAAGCCAGCGGTGTGCTGCCTGAGCGGCCAGACGGTTGAGGGGGAAGGTCGTGCCGCCCAGGCGAAGCGAGTTGTGCGATACCCCCACGCTCCGGCTGGCGCTGGCGGCGAGCTGCAGGAGCGATTCGCGCGGCGCGGCGGTGTACAGCCCGGCCCAGATCCAGCCTTGGCACACCATCAGCACCAGCGACTCGCCCTGGTGGCCGGTGGCGAACTGCTGCTCGACCGGAAGGGTTGCTGCGGCGCTCATGCGGACAGCGCCAGGTCGCGGGCCTTGGCAATCTCCGCCTCGGCAGCTGCAAGGCCGGCGGCGGTCAAGGTCGCCGTGCGAGGAAGCTCCGGATCGTCGAAGCGCACCAGGACTCGCTCATCCAGCCAGTTCATGACGCGGCGGGTGAAGACCTTCTCCGGTCGGTTCTTGGGCGCGAAGCCCGCGCGGGTGCGGTGAAGCGCGTGGTCCGAAGCGGCATGCGCTGCCAGCAGCGCTGCGCGTTCTTTCGGCTTGAGTGCGGCGGCCATGGCGTGTCTCCTGGTCAGGCTGCGATGGAGGTGGAAGGGGCGGTTGAAGCGAGTTCGGCCAGCACTTCGCCGCGGTGGCGGGCGAGGTGGGAGATCGGAATGCGGTAGTGCGCCAAGGTGCTGTCGGTCCAGCGCAGCTCGGCCAGCGCGGCGCGGTCGTAGGGAACCGGCCGGGTAGCAATGCCGCAGCGGTGGCACTCGATGTGCACCAGGTCGGGGCAGGCCGTGCCGAGGCGATGCCCGGTGGGCGCGCCGCTGGTGGTGACGATCTGAGGCCGGTGGCCGTGGCCACAGGAGGGAACCGATGCAGGCAGCGGGCGTGAGGTCTGGCGCATGCTCAGCCCCTCACCGAACTGCTGGCTGCCCAGCGGGCCTTCGCGGCATCGTGGTAGGCATGGGCGCTGCGGATCTCGGCGATGCGCAGCGGCACGACGACGGCGGCCAGAAGCCCAACTGCGAGCCAGGTGATGCGGAGACGGCTTTTCATGCCCGCACCTCAGCCGACAGATCCCGCGAACAGGCTTCCAGGCGAAGGCTTGCCACGCCCATGCGGCGCGAGCGGCGCAGCTGGTTGCGGCTGTGTTCGCCCTTGCTGCGGGTCCACAGGGTCCGGGCGGTGCTGTGATCGCGGGCCGCCAGCGCCAGCAGGGCCTTGACGGCCAGCAGCGGCAGCAGGGTTGGGCTCGGATCGGCGTGGCGATGAGACATTGCGCGCTCCTGATTAAGAGAGAGCGCCGGCGGGTCATCTGCCGTGGGGATCGGCTGCGGCAGGGAGGGAGGCCCGGTCCGCATGGCGACCCGCCGGTCGCCCGCCAGCACTGCTGGCAAACGGACCATACAAGCAAACTTGTGTGCGAGTCAACAAGAAAACTTGCGTAATGGGCCGTCGGCTATGTGCCCGCCTGAACGAGTTGCTACCCTTTGGGTCTACAAACAGGGAGGGGTAGGGATGGAGCTGCTGTTAACCACCGTCGGCGCTTTCGGGGTTGCCGTCATCACGCTGGCGCTGCTGTCGCTAATCTTGATGGGTCTGCTTATGCCGCTAGCCGTGTTCGGCATAAAGCCACTGCTGCGAGTGGCAATCGAAGAATTGCGAAAGACAAATCGGCTGCTTGCACGGCAGGGAATGCGTGACCAGGGAATGGATGCTGGTGGCATCGGCGAGATCGCCACGTCACGGGACGAATCGGCGCCGCAGTCGTTGCAGGATTTCATCCGTGACCGGGATGTGCGGGGCTGACAGCCCTTGACGCAAGTGCGCACGCTGGAAACGCTGAGGCGTTTCCAGTGGTGCTTGGGGCTAAGGCTTGGGTAGTACCGCGGCCATGTTCTTGATCAGCCCTGTTTGCTCAAGAGGGAATCCCTCCGTGATTGCTTCTCTGGCTTCCTCGAGGTCGATCAGCAGAGCGCGCAATTCAGTGGGCGAAAGGTCCGTGATGCTTTGCCTCACGACCAGGTGCTGATCAACCAGCCAGCCGAGCTGAAACGCCTCGGTCAGTACGCGAATACGTCGTATATAAGCTGAGCTTGTAGCGTTGGGATCGACGCTTGCTGGGTGAATTGCCGGCAGGTCTCGGTCCGGAGGCCTTTCCCGCTTTTTAACCTTGGCTGCCAGCGCGTGCGCGAGTGCTTCCAGTGCTGCTGCTTCCTTCATCATCGACCCCCTTCGAAATCTGGCGCTTCCGCAAATGCGCGGTGAAGTCGACCACATTGTCCGGCGTGACTGTCTGCTCTGCACGCGCACTCAGGTATTGATGCGCGAGCAGAACAATGGCAGCGTCTTCAGTGCTTTCAGGATCAAACGATGTTCCAAGAGCAAGGCACGCAAGGCGGACAAGTTGGTACGACGCGGCCAGAGTAGGGGCGTCGAGTTGCAGCGGTTGAGATTGGACGGGTGAGGCGACGAACGAACCGCTAGGTGCGGCGCCATCCCACTGTAGGAACTGTTCCACTGTCAGGCCAAAGGCCTTGGCAAGCTCAGGCAAATACCGGGGACGCCTGGTTGGGATCTCCAGTAGCTGCTGGAGGTGTTGATACTTGACGTTAGGCGCGCCTGCCGCGCGCACGCGGGCAGCCAGGCCCTCGACCCCTAGGCCGTGAGCGTCCATCAACCCCTTGGTGATTTCACCGATCAACATGCAAGCAATCTTGCACTGTTGAAACACAAGAAAGATTGCGGTAACTTTGCGCAAGGTTTCTTGTGTAAAGGCGTCCGATGACCCCGCTGGACAGAGCTATCTTGATCTGTGGCACCCAGAGTGAGCTGGCCCGGCGTGTGACGGGAAAGCCAGCCACCGGATACGTCTATCACTGGCGCAAGAATGGTGTGACGGAAGAGGTGGCAATCGCCATTGAGCGAGCTGTAACCACCGCTGTGGGGGAAGACCCGGCTGCGGCAGCACGCGCAGCAGCCAATGGCGGACGGGTGACCGCAGACGAGCTGCTTCCTGGTGTGCGTTGGGAGCGGGATGAGGCCGGGGCCGTCGTGGGCTACTTCAAGAACGTCCCGCCGCTGGCCGGGGTCACCGATGCCCATGCGTGACCCGGCCCTCATCGTTGCAATCGTTCGCCATGGCTGGGTTGCTGGGCACCGCCACTATCGGCTGCGCTGCCTCAGGACGAAGCTCCTTAAGTGCGGGGTGGCCACCGCCGTGCTGATCCTGTCCGCTGCGATTGCTGTGGGCGTTTACTGGAGCCCAGAGGACCGCAACCACGCCACCGATGCCGGATGCGGCGTCGTAGGTACGAAGAGCGGTGAAGTGCATGCGCTGCGGGAAGCTGATGATCTCTGCCATGGCGCCAATGTTGCGCCGGCCGCTGTCAGCCTTCCCACGATGATCGATGGCGCGTTTCAGGGGGAAGCATGACCTGTCAGCGCTCTGACCTGTACTGGCGAGATGCGCTGCATAACGCAGTGGCCCGCGCCCCTGGTGGCCTGCAGGATGCGGCCGCACACATCACCAAGCGCAGGGGCAAAACGATCTCAGCCGAAACGCTGCGCAAGAAACTGCGAGGCGTTGACGGTGAGTCTATCTCCATGGAGATGGCCGAGATCCTGACCGACTACATGCAGCAGTTCGTGGTCACGCAGGAGAGTGCCACCGACTGGGTGTGCTCCCTCGCAGGCCAGTACGACCTGATGGTCGACTACGTCCCGCCGCCGCCCGAGGGTGGCTGGCCCAACGAGCTGGCCGCGATCCAGGCGAAGTTGCTGGAGCTGCACAAGCTGACAGGCGCTCTGGCCGGCGCAGGCATCGACGCGCTGGCAGACAAGCGCCTCACCGTCGCCGAGGCGGATCGAATCCAGGACCTGTCGCGCGAGGTGCGCAGACTCTGCTACCGCCTGGAGCGCAACGCCTGCCGTGCTGCTGGTCAGCAGGGGATGGAGGACTGACGTGGCAACCCACCACGCCCATCGATCCAAGTATCGACGGCGTGGCATAGCCAGCGCGTCTGCACGGCAGGCGATGGAACTGGCAGCCCTGGCGCTGACGGATGCGGTGCCTGGGTTGATTGGTGAAGAGGCATTGGCAGAGCGCGAGCGCATCCGCCAGCGACAAGAGCAGATAGACAACCGGCAGCACAGCCTGCCTTTGGGGAACCCAGATGTACCACGCAAGCACTGATTCGGCCCCATCCCCCCGGGTGGCTCGTGAAAGGCCGCGTGCTGCCCGCGCTACTGAATCCGCCCTGGCATTGCGAGCCATTCGCGATACCAGCGAAGGGTCCTCCCTGGCTTTGGCGGACGCGGGTAATCAGACGCGCATTTCCTGGGTAGATAGCGGCTCGGGAAACTACTGAATGTCTGAAAACTATGGGGATGTGCTGCAGCAGCTGCAGTCTGCCGGCCTACTGGTCACCGAGCTGGACACCACCGGGCGCATGGTCCGCTGCCGCGTCGAGGGGTCACGCGAGCGCCGCGGCTGGTACGCGCTCCACGAACTGAACACCTCGGCTGGCGAAGTGCTGGTCGTCGGCACGTATGGCGTCTGGCACGGCAACGAGAACGGTGCCACGAAGGTCGATCTGCGCAAGCGCGACAAGACCTTCTCCGATGAACAGCGCGAAGCGCTGCGTAACCGGCTGGCCGAGGATCGTCGCCGGGCGGAGTCTGCCCGGCAGACCCAGGCGAAGCGCGCGGCCGAACGGGCATCGTCGGCGTGGGCGAAGGCCAACGCCGTTGGTGAAGCCGACTACCTGGTCAGCAAGGGCGTGCAGGGCTTCGGCCTGCGATATGGCACGACCGGCGCGGCGCTTGTCCCGCTGCTGGACGTCAATGGCCAGGTGCACGGCCTGCAGGTGCTGCGCAGCGCCAAGCTGGCTGCGGCAGGGCGCAAGCCAGCGAAGGAGTATTGGCCGGCCGGGATGGTCAAGAAGGGCCACTTCCACCTGATCGGCGGAAGCCCTCAGTGGATCCTGCTGGTGGCCGAGGGCTATGCCACTGCGGCCACGCTACACATGGCGACGGGCTACCCGGTAGCCGTCGCTTTCGATGCGGGCAATATGCTGGCCGTTGCCTCGGCACTGGCGAAGCGCTATCGCGGCATCAAGATGCTGTTGTGCGCCGACGACGACGTGCTGCAGAAATGCCGGCACTGCAAGAGCCGCTTGGTGCTGGCCGACCATCCGCAGTTCTGCCCATCGTGCGCGCAGCCGCACGGGGCGTCGAATGCCGGCCTGCTCGGCGCCGAGGCCGCAGCGCTGGATGTGGGCGGAGCCGTGCTGCAGCCGGTCTTTGTCGATGAGTCGGCCAGGCGTGAGCGCTTCGTCGACAGCGGCCGCAAGGTCAGCGATTTCAATGATCTACACGCCCAAGAGGGCCTGCATGTCGTGCGGGCGCAGGTCGAGGCCCGTCTCACGGAGCTTTCGTGGCGGGTGCCCGCAGAAAAACGCGCGTCTTCCATCACCAGCGACGGGGGCGAGGGGGATGATCGCTTGGCCCCCATCCATTCGCTGACCGAGCTGCTGGAGCGCTTCGCGCTGGTCTACGGGCAGGGTGGCACGGTGTTCGACCACAAAGAGCACATGCTGGTTGCCCTGGGCGACATGCGCGACGCCTGCGTGCGCAAGGAGCTGCATCGGGCATGGATGGAGCACTCGGATCGGTCCATCGTGCGTGTGCGGGAGGTCGACTTTGACCCGTCGTGCGAGAAGCCCGGGGTGACCTGCAATCTCTTTGCCGGTTGGCCGACCGTACCGCAGGAGGGCAACTGTGACCGGCTGTTGCAGCTGCTCTGGCACATGTGCGGTAACGAGGCCAACCAGAAGGCGCTGTACGACTGGGTGGTCAAGTGGCTGGCCTACCCGCTGCAGCACCCTGGCGCCAAGATGAAATCGACCATCGTCATCCATGGTCCGCAGGGCACCGGCAAGAACATGTTCTTCGATGAGTACATGAAGCTCTACGGTGAGTACGGCCGGGTGCTTGACCAGGCGGCCCTGGAAGACAAGTTCAACGACTGGGCGAGCCGCAAGCTGTTCCTGCTGGCCGACGAAGTGGTTGCGCGCACCGAGGTGTATCACCTGAAGAACAAGCTCAAGGCGCTGATCACGGGCGATCGCATTCGCATCAAC